TTTAAATGATTCTGCCGCACTACTTGGTGGGGGTGTATAACTTTGATTTCCCGGATAGTTAGGTGCATTAGTATCTTGTTGATTAGAACTACTACTACCAGAACTAGTTGAACCTCCTGCATCTCCCGGATTAGGGCCTACTACTGGAGTATTATTGTTATTGTTTTGATTAACACCAGATGCTTGTTCATAATTATCTTGAGTATATGTTGGACTAGATGGGTCAATGTTAGCATCTGGAGTGTTAGAAGATATATCTCCTCCTACAGCTGTTACAACATTTTGGCCAACAGTACTTACATCTGTTGAACCATCATCTTTTGTTTCCTCTGTAGTTATACCTAAGTCTACATCTGTTTGAGTTTGTTTTTCTTGTTTATAAGTATTTATTATATTTTTTAAACTTTCTTTAGTAAATCCTTCTGGTAACATATTAGAATTAAAATTAACACTATCTATTCCTTTAGCTAATCTATCTCGTAATGTTTTTGATAGTTTTAATCCACTTCCTTGAAGTTTAGAAACATAATTTAATCCTGCAGATAAACTTCCAAATGATACTACTTGTCCATTATTTAAAACAAACTTACCATCTTCTCTATAGTATCCGCCTTTACCATCAGCATTAATATTTACATTACCATCTCTATCAATCATACCACCGGTAATAGATTGTGCTTGATTAATTTTTTCTTGAAACTCTGGACTGTAATTATAAACTTCCATATCCATACCACCCGGGCCAGACATAGTTGTTTTTTTCATACCGCCTTTTAATGAATAAACACTATTACCTCGTAAAAATTTATCCCATAAACCTTTACCTTCGGGTTGCCACCCATTTTCTAAAACATTAAAATAATCATCATATGATTTTTTATTAAAGTATTTCATTGCCATTCCTCCCCAACCAATTCCTGTCATATCCCCTGCTTGAACTTTAAAAGGAACTTTAACATAATTACCATTACCATCTTTTTCTAACCATCCAAGAGATATACCAGATTGTAAAAGCATATGTTCATTTTGTTGTGCTCTTGTAGGTGCGTCTGTTGAATAAGGAAATAAACTATTTGAGTTATAATTAACTCCTTTTGGAAGTTCTTTTCCTGTACCCGGTTGAAAAGGTTGTTCATTACCTCCACCTTGATTATCTTGTCTAAAAGGATTTTGATAATTAGGGTCTGGTACACATTGTTTTAAAGAGTTATCATAAATATATCCGGGTGGACATGGGTCTTGTTCTGGTTCTGTTGATGGTGGTTCCGGTGTTGTTGGTATTTTAGGAAATACAGGGTCTTTTGTTGAAAAAGCTTCTGGATTAATAAAATTTTGTGGAAGATTATTTAATTTCCATCCTGTACCATCAAAAGTTAATCCAATGTTATTTCCTTTATAATATTTTTCTGCCATTATTTTTCTTTAAGTTGTGTCCTAAGTTTCATCAGTTCCTGCAGCGAAGCCACTCTCCCCTGTTTGCGGAACACCTCCTGTTCCGATGTTTCCACCGCCAACGCCTGTAATGTCATCTGGATTCGCTCCTGTAGGAGCTCCTCCACTAGAGGCCATTGAGGACTGTTGATTATTGCCTTCAGTTTGTTGATTTCCATTTGCCATTCCCATTATTTTTGCAAAGATTGCCGCTTTCTCCGGGTCATTAATTAATTTTTCTGGTTCTATATCGAGTGACTTTGCAATTTCAGATAATATAGAATGCCATCTAACAAACGGAGCAAGGTTTTGATTTGATGCGACTTGTAAGAAAGTCATAAGTCTTTGTGACCTTACTTCTTTTTGCATCAACGATGTTGTACCTCTTGCTTTAATATGTAAATCACCTTTTATTTCTGGAGCGTCAATATTAAATTGCATATTCCATGCAAATAATGTTTCACCCAATGGTCGTAATAAAAAGTCATCAATATTTTTTATAACTGTTTTTATACTAAGAGCTGCAGCTCCCATTAACATAGACATACCTGCGGCTGTTCTTGTTGTTGATTGAACACCAGTAGTACCATGTGAGTATGAAGGTATACCTGTTGATTCATCTGCAAGTTGTCTAAACCTATCAAACATCATTAAATTTTCTGTTGATGTATTAGGAAACTTAACACCATGTATTGCTTGACCCGGCATACCAGATTGCCTTCTAAATATTTTACCCGGAAATACTTTCATATCTTGACCCGGTACTAACATTGTTTCATCAATGTCAAATACTAGATTACCTGCTAATGCTAAGTTATCAATAGCCATTCTTGCATGACCATTCATAATTGTTTGTGCATCATCCATATTTTCTGGAATACCTATACCAAAAAACTGATATGGATTTATTTCATAAGGTATAACTAAATAAGGAAGTCTAGTTGGAGTAAATGGATTTAATACTAATCGTATTACTTGACCATTACATACCCATGCATTAACTTGCACTTCATCTAATTCATCTAATTCTTCATCAAGTTCTAAACCTGCTTCAACAGCTAAATCTTTATCTAATGTTCCCCAAAATTCTAAAATTTCATATCTGTTTTTATCAAACTCATCTGTAGATTCTCTATCTTGTAAAGATGCTTCATAACCTCTAGCTTCATAGCTTGGGCCCATCATTAAAGATTCTTTAATAGCTTCTTTTCTAAAAAACGGTCTATTAATTAAATCTCTTACTTGAGCTTTAGTATATACATGTCGTTGAATAACATATTCTGCATCTTCAACTCTTGTTGCATCTGGGTCTGGATAAAAATCCCAACAAGATACTGCCTCTACTCTTGGTACATTTTTTATTTTAGGTTGATACTCATTTAAACCTGTTTCTTCATTTTTAACCCAATTATGACTTGTTTGTTCATAAGTAAATGGGCCTTTAATAACACCAGTTCCAAGTAATGCCATTTCAAACAATGCATGACGAATAACCGATACAGCACTAGCTTCTTCTAATTGGTCATGAATAGTTTTTTCCATATTACCCGCTGCTATTTCTGCAGGGCTAATTTGAGGTTCTGCTTTACTGTCTGTCGCTTCGCCTTCAACAAAATCAACACCTTGATATTTTTCTTTTAATCCACCAAGTATAGTATCTATTGTTGCACCGGGTGGTAAATCTTTACCATCACCGGGAAATCCATATGGACTCTCTGGCTGTTCTTGGGTATCTTGTTCTTTTTTAAACTTAGATACATGTGCATATTCTGCAATACCTTCTGGAATAGGTGTTGGTTCTACTCCTACTGGAAATTTTCCACTAGAAAATAAAACTTCTATTAACTGACCATAAGCAGCTAAAACTTTTGTTTTAGTTATTTTAACAAATACTTTTGATTTTTCAGATTCTGTAAAAGCCATATCATTACCATAAACACCTCTATAGTTACGATAAGCTCTTAGCCATCTTTCTTCATCAAATTTTCTTGCATTTTCTGCATCAATAAATTTACTTTTAACTAATGCAGAAAGACCAGAAACATCATATTCCTGTTCTTCTTTTGTATCTTTATCTTGCAATGCTAAAATTTCAGCTTGCGTTTCTTTAGCCATTAATTATTTTCCGTCTGCTACTTTAGAAAATTCACCTTGTGAGTATTTTTTCAAAATATCGTTACTTGGTTTTTCTTTTGCTCCATAAGTTTCTGGTGCACTTGATAATTCGCCATGTGAATATTTTTTTAAAATATTAGCACTTGGTTTTTCTTTTGCAGGAGCACCATCAGCAACATCAGAAAGTTCTCCATGCGAATATTTTTTCATTTTAATTTGCATTTCCATTGTCGTTTCTCCTAGTAATCTTTTTTATCAGCCATTGCAAAAAAGCTTGGCTCAATATATTGTTTATTTTGTTTTGGATAATCTTTAGTACTTACATCCGGGTCAGCTTCTCCCCCGTTATGTGAAGATAAATTTAATGTTTTTACTCCACTTGGCTTTTGCTTTGGATAGTCCGCACCAAGGTCACCTTGTTTATATTTTGTTAATACTGGTTGTGGCATTATTTGCCCTCCTTGATTTTTGCCTTTAAGTAATCCACTAATTTAGGATTATCTACAAAAACAGTTGTTAAGCCATTGGCTAATCCATTGACTATTGTTTCTTCTTTATCGCCAATATCAATATTCCATTGATATACTATTGCGTGTAATATCTCATGCATTAATGTATTAGCGTGAGAAACTCCTTGTTCTTCTTCCGTATATCCGATGATACCTTCTTTAGAAAAAAATTGACCTTGAGCTTCGTTTGCTGTAGCAACAGTTTGTTTCCACTGCTCTAGTTTATAATCTCTATATCCAATCTTTATACTATTAGGTATTTTCATTTAATATCCGAATACTCTATCAGCAGGTTTAAATTTTTCTTTATCTGTGTACCTATTTGCGTCATAACTTTTTGGATGTACTGCTCTACTCATTACACCATAACGCAAGGCATCATAAGCATGGTCTTCTGCATGTGTATCAACATCCTCGGGATTGCTTTTATCTACAGGCAGCATTGGTAATGTTCTAATTAAATTTTTACAATTAGAAAACACTTTTAAACTGGGTTGTCCCGTGTGTTCATTAATAGAAAGTTGTTTATGTAATTCTAACTTTCCTGCTACTCGACTTCGGGGCGACCTATCTGAAGGTCTCCATCGACAGCCTTCTCTAATCATTGTCTCTGCAATACTAGGGCCGGCATCCCCTCGTTTTGCCCAAGTAGAAGAGTCCAAGATTCCGTATCGAATATATTCGTCACGCTCTTTTTCCAAGACTTGTCGGGCAAAGGTATCTGCCGTAACTCGTTGGGTATAATGCTCTCGGTATACCCAGAAATTGTTATCGAAGTCAACTGCAATCCAAAGAACGCAAGCCGCAGATGAATAGCCCCAGTCACATGTTCTGAACTTGAGCCAGTTGTTGGGAATATCAAAAGGCTGAACAACGTGAGTAGTAATGCTAAACTCCGGAAAAGCTGAATTTTCAAATGCACTCCAATCTCCTTCTAAAAATTGTTTTCTTTGTACTTCTGGTAAAGAAGAGAGCATAATAAGATAATCATCTGTTTGCATAAGATAAGGATTATCTTGTAACTTAGCCGGAATAAAACGTCTTGTTATAGACTTTTGTCCTGCAATTGTATCTATCTTTACATCAAACGCCGTATTAGGTTCGGCAGGGTCAACAAACATTTCTTTAACCCATTGTGAACCTACGTTTCCCGGGTTACCTGTTGCTCGCATAAAAACAGGTATATCTGGGTCAACACTACGAAGTGATGAACGTAAAAAATTATATATTTCTGGAGTAGGATATTGTGGTAATTCATCAATACCTATCCATGTATATGATTGACCTTGGTAACGAAGAACGTCAGTTAAATTTTCTGCGTAACCAAATTCAATTCTAGCACCGGATGGAAATCTCCATTCTTTTTCTTGTTCTCTCCATCTAGCACCAGTAAATGCTTGTGAATATAATCGTTGAGAATGATTAATCATATCTCTTAACTCTGGCATAGAACGTCTAATTAATAAAGCTCTATGATTTTGTTTATCACAATAACGAAGAGGGTCAATAAGCATGGCATAAGATTTACCTCCACCTCTTGCTCCACCATAAAATACTTCTCTTTCTGCTGACGCTAAGAATTGCATTTGTGGCCCTTCATTAGGTCTAAAAATAACATTTTCCTCTACATGCTCTTGCACATTTGGGGGTAATGACTCTATAGTATCCTCTGTTATTACAGAAGAATTTTTACCTAACAACGCATCGTTTGTTTTAAGAATATCGTCTTTTTTTCTTTTTGCGTGATTAACAACTGCCGTTGCTTTTTTTATTCTTTCTTCTTGTCTTTTTATCCTTCGCTTTGCAGCGTATCTTGCTTTTGACTCTGTACTAAGGATTCGTTTGCCTTGTGGCTCTCCTCTTTTTCTTCCAAGATTTTGTTTTGGTTTAGGTGGTGGGATGTTGTCCATCTGTTATTTACTATCTTTCGTAATCCTACGTGTGTTATTGGTCTATTTGTTTTTTGTGTTAGCCATCTAGCCACTTCACGATAAGAACAATTATTTAAATATTCTTTTGCTTCTTCTAATGCATCCAATTCAGATTGTACTGGCTCGATGTATTTATTATCATCATCTGCTAGTTTAAATCCAAATGGAATTGTACTTCCTTTACTACGTTTTAATCTCATCCTTCGGTGGTAATATAAAAATACCATGAGCAACTTGGGCATTGATATCTATTTTATCTCTCTTTACTAAACCAACTCTATCAAGAATTTGTTTTGCTGCATCCATACGAATATTAACACCCGGTGTTTTACCGTCTTCATCTAGTGCATCTACTAAACCTTTTACAGCTTTTGCAGAATGCAATGCTAAAGAATATTCTGCTCTCTCTAGTATTTCTTCTTTTAATGCTTTAACAGCTTTTGGATAATACGTTGATGCATATCCTGCAATCTCTCCTGCTTTTCTTGGGTCACCTTTTGCTTCTCCAAATAATGCTGTTAAAAAAGTTTGTTGCTGTTCTGTTAATTCTCTATCTATTTTTTTTGTCGGTAACATTCCATCCTTTTCCAAACATAAAATCAGACAATTCCATAAAGGATTGGCCTAAACCATATGGGTCTATTAATTTAAAACCAACGTCGTTTTTGTTTGCTTTTTTCTCTTCTTTCTTTTGACCAGTTTGGCGTTTTAATTGTTTTGTCTTTTTCACGTTCTTCATAACCTTTTTCTGCTGCTTGCATTATTTGTTCTCTTGCCTTATCTTCTTTTCCACCCACATCTGATATAATAGATAAGTTAGGAGCTGATATAACTCGTCTAACAAAAGGATTACGACAAGGAAAGTTTCTTTTGTGTATTGGTAAATGTTCTGTCCATTTTTTACCAGTCTTTTTATTTTCATATTCGTATAATGGCATTAAGACCCTTTCACCCATTTTTTAGATGGCGATTTAGTTTTGCTTGGGCTCCACTTTACTTTATCTGCCCACCAAGCTGCAGACATTTTTCCCTTAGCAATATTTTTTGCATGTCTAGATTTAAAAGCTTTTCGTTGACCTGCTGTTTGATTAGTTTTTACCCCTGCTTGTCCAAATCTAATGGTTTTAATTTTGTCACCTTCTTTAGCAACAACAATATGTGATTTACCACTTCCATCATTTAAACGTTTTGGTTTGTTATAACCGCTTACCCCGGCACGCTCTAATCTAGAATCTTTCTTTTTCATTTTGCTTTTTTTTGTGCTGATTTGCTTAACTCTTTAAAATGAAATAAAGGCTTACTTGTTTTACTATGTGTTTTACCACTGTGTAATTTACCGTTAGGCATTTTATGATATGCCCCTTTAAATTCTTTTCCATCTTTTGTATAATGTTTTACGCCTTTACCCATTATGAAAAACTCCTATATTGTTTTACTTTCTTTGCAATCTTTTTCGGTTGCTTCACAAATTGTTTGCCCTTTTTTGTTCCTTTTCGCTTTGCTTTTGTCGTTGCCGCATACTCTGCAGATGTCAGTGACTTGATTGCTTTTTCGGGTAGATATCTTTCTCCAGTATCGCTTGACTTCTTTCCAGACTTCGTTCGCCACTTTTGTTTACCCCAAGCTTTAAGACTTCTTTGACTTTTTGCTAGTGCCATTTTTTGGTTTTCTTTTTAATACTTTAAAGTCCGCACCAGTTATTTTATCTCTTGGTGATGCAACTCTTGCTAGTTTTTTTTGTTTTGGTGAATATTTTTTAAAAGGCATTATCTATATGTCCCTCCTGTTTGTAAAATTTTTTGTAATTTAGCTAAAGCCATTAGATTTGCCTCGGTATATAATCTTCTTCTACATTGATACTAATACTAACAGAACTGGTAGCACTAGCTAAACCTCTTATCTTATCTGCTTCTTCTAACCATAAAGATTCTGTAATTTGTATTATAGCATTTGGTAATAGCTTAGTTGCTTCCGTAATAGTATAATAAGTTGTTGTCGAACTATCATACCAATCTAAACTAAAAGTTACTTGATTACCTGTTAAGTTACTAATAAAAATACTTTTAACTTGTGTTTCATAGTTATTAGGAACTGTATAGATATCACTATTAGATGTTCCTAATTCTAAAGCTACTGTTCTATTTTTTGTTGACATTAATAGCCATCCTGTACTAATAATAAATCAAATGAAGCAGAAGAAGAAGAGGTAGAACTTGCCTTTCCAGATATATAAATATCAGATTTTTCTGATATTACATTAATTGCATTAAATATAACTGTTGTTTGACCACCTCTAACATTTAAAAATTGCTTAGTCTGAAATGCGGCATTTGTAATAGTATTGTCTCTTTGTATAAATTTAAAATCCATTTCTTGGTCTTTACCAGATGAAATATTGATTGATAGTAAATAACCCGTATAGTTAGCAGGAATCGTATATAAACACATTAATGTTTGACCTCTACCTGCAGATACAGTTGCGGCTACATCAGAACCACCTGTATAGGTTACAGTGATTGTTCCTTCATTATTTCCAGAAGACCCTGCTGTTTCAACAGACATTCTAAATACTCTTAAAAAAGTTTGCGTAGTTGTAACTGTACTTGTACCGTTTAAATTAACAGTTTCTTCAGCTAAATTATAAGAACCATCTAATCCTTGTATTCTTAAAGTTCTAGCACCAGAGCCAGTAGTGTGAACATCATTAGCATCATCACTAACAACATCAACAGTTACGGCACTTGTTTGCCAAGGATAATTATCCCCTGTTTCCCAAATAGTTTCAAAGCTAAGACTTCCTATAGATGGATTGTATCCAAACTTATTAAGCAGAGAATGCCCGGGAATTTTACCTTGAGCTACTTCTAAATAAAAAGGATACCCTGCTTCACTACCACTAACATTACTAATAATAGTAGGATAATGAGTAATACTCACTTATATCCTCCGCCTGCTTTTTTATAAGCTTTAGCTAATGCTTGGGCTTTTCTTGCTGACCACTTACCTGCGGCTGTACCATGTGATGCCTGTCCTTTAATACGTTGAAATATTTTTTTTCGTAAACTTGGTTTGGTATAATTACCTGCTTTGTTTACACTACTTTTTTGTTTTTTTCTTACGGCCATCTTTTTTCTTCTTTGGTTTTGTTTTACCCGATATTGTCAAAGCAATAGCAATGATTTGTTTCATTGGCTTTTTACCCTCTTTTTTCATCTTACGGATATTAGCCGAAATAGCTTTTTGTGACTTTCCTTTTTTAAGTGGCATAATTATGCTTCTTCTTTATGTTGGCAATCTCCACAATGGCATATACCACCGAGGCAAGAGCCGCCATTTGAACAATGACATTCGTGTTCACATATACTACATATTGGCATAATTATTTTCCTTTCTTTTTTTTATGTCTATTTGCAAAATTACGAGCAGATTCTGGTGAGCGGAATCCCCATGCTCTAAGGGCTAGTGCCTTTCGTGTTGGGCGACCCTTTTCATCTTTCATAGGGCCTTTCATTCCTGCAAATCTCGCGGCAAATGAAATTCTTCGTGGATTAACACCTTTTTTAACTGGGGGTTTTAAATTAGCACCTTCTTTTCTTTTAAAGTAAGCGCGACCTGCCGCTGATAAACCTCCTTTAGGATTTTTGTGTATCTTTTTCATTATTTTGTTTTAATAATAAATTTTTTATTTCGTCTAATTGTTTTTCTAATTTTTCTATTCGTTGTTCTTGTATTTTCATTACTAATGAATCACCACCATCAAGTGATGTTATTCTTTGTCCGGAAACTCCCTTTTGTTTTTTTGTCAAATTATATACTGCCATTTTGTTTCCTTTATTTAGTTTGTATGATAAAGGGGGCTAATAAGCCCCCTGTATTGAATACTAATTATACTGCTGTATCGTGTTGAGAATCAGTGTTTAAATCACTTTCTTCTACACCAGATATGTCAACTAATATAGCCCATACTCTAATTTTACCTGCAGAATCTGTTGCACCACCGATTGTTACATCAATAGTATCAGCAGAACCAAATACAACTGCATTACCAAAAGGTAAAGCTGTTGTTGCATTATCAGTTACAGTTCTTAAAGCACCATAACCTACTGCATTTGTATCTCCATCTACCCATCTGTCCGGGTCTCCACCAAAACCTATATCATAAGTTACTGATGATGAACCTGCAGTTAATACTTCATTACCTGCGGCTAGACATAATGATTCAGCAGGAATATCAATAGCTTGTAATACATCGGCACTTGCGGCTCCTGTATCACCATTGATTGCTGAGATGTCAATTGTGTTTTCAATTAGGTAAGGTCTACGTACATTCGATGGATGACCAGTAGTACCTCCCGGCCCAGTTACATTATATGTTGCCATTTTCTATGTCCTCCCTTACGCCATTGTTGCTAGAGTTCTTACAATCGCTTCTGGTCTTAAAACTTTTTCACCATAAACGTGTAATCCTCTGATTATATCTGCAAAAGAATCAGTATCTCTTACAACTTCTGTTTTCGCAATGTGCGAAGCAGTAGCTACTGAAGAGATATGACCAAATAATATTTTGAACTGGTTTGATGTTCCAGTTGCTGTAATAATATCTGTACCAGTTAGATTTAATGCAGTTGATTTATAAAGATTAAAGCCATGTACCGGGCCCGGTAGAACTTTACCATTTAATAATGGTGATTCTGCCATACCAGTTACTTGTACTTCTAAAAACTTAGAACCTGCTGTCTTTAATACTTCATATAACTTAGGTGGTGCAACCATCCATCTTCCTTCTTCTGGAACTTCATTGTCGTCTAATATTCTGCCTGCTTCAGCAATCATATCAACAACAGTGTCACCCGCAGTTGCGCCAGATGGAGTTACCGCTGTACCAGTGCTAATGCTAGATGCGCCTTGAATTGCTTCTAAGACATCTCTATCATATTTTCTTTTAAGCGAATAAGCACCTGAAGAGGTTGCTAATGCTTCAAAGTTAAGGTGAGATTGTCTTTCTTCGATATCATCGATTTTGAAAGCAAACGCGTTAGCAGTATCAACTGTTAGCGTGAATTGGTTGTCATCCAAGTTTTGAGTATTAATTACAGAGCCTCTTGAGTAAGAAGATACAGTAATTGTTGGCTCGTTGATGACTCTTACTGTATCGCCAAAATTTTCAATTTCGCCGTAGTAGTCTGTATTAGTTATGTCTTCTACAACTGATGACCTACGGAAAAATTTTAATACTTTTTGGCTATATATTTCAGGTACGAAATTACCTTGCGATAAGTTTCCATAACCTGTTGCACTATTAAATGCCATTTTAGCCTCCTAAAATTAGGTTAATTATGTGTCTTGCATTACACGCCCTTCGCGTAATGCTAAGTCTATTTCTTGTTCGACTTTCGCATACTCCCAAGGTTTTAACTTTTGAATATCCGAAGCCTTCCAAATCTTTTTCCCGTCCTTGTTGTCTACATTAACAGCTCTAGAAGTTGTTTTTGTAACAGCCTCGGCCGCTGATTTTGATTTGGATTTTGACTTAGAAATACCTGCGTCTGCTTTATAAAGGTCTACAACTCGGATAGCCCATTTTGAATCTACATTATTTTTGATAACACCATCACTTATTGAAGATGGTTGTGTTTGTAACCATTCATTAAATTCTGATGTATCTTTTAATTCAGCAAAATCGGGATGTGCATTTGTCAGTTCTTTATAAGCTGATTGAACAACTAATTCACTTTCACGTTGTCTTAATTTATCAATTTCAGACTGTAGTGATTGTACTTTAGCGTCTGCTTGCTTATGCGCAACTGTTTCTACCACACCATAAACATCTGGATATTTTTCTCTAAATGTTTTAAGTTCATCATCAGACTTACTTGGCTTAAATTGAGGTTCTGCCGCTACTTTTAATTTAGCTTCCAGTTCTTCTATTTTTTGCTTATTTTCAGACTGCTTTCTGTCATAATGAGATTTTAAATCATCATAACGTTTTTTGAAATCGTGCTGTGGTTTCTCTGCACTTTTTCCAGACATAAATCCAGTTTGCATTTGAGTAGCTTCTTCTACAGAAGTGTCTTGCTCTTCGGTTTTTTGTTCTGGTTCTTCCTTGTAAACATCTTTTCGGTACTGTCCTTTATAGGGAGTCGGTTCCGGTATAAGATTTTCATTATCAGCGATTTGAGTATTATCGTCTGTCTTTGCCATTTTTCCTCCTTGTGGGGTCGTATAAACGAGTAGCCACGGTTGTCATTAACTTAGGGGTCACGTAATTGTGAGTTGCCTAACAGCTAACTACCGGCGAGTAGTTAGAAACTCTTATTGTTGTGCCATCATACCTGTGTCATAAACAGGTTCCATGGTATCAATGTCTTGCATTGCTTGTTCTTTTGTTTGATTTAATTTAAAAGACTTTTGTGGTGAAGGTCTAAATAAACTATCATAAATTTCTTTAGCTCTTTGTATTCTTTTATCATACTGAGCTGTTTCGTTTTTTGGTCGTTCAAAAAGTTTTGCAAAAGAATCTGCTACTTGTTCTGTTGTTCCTTCTTCAAATACTTCTTGTAATTTTTTTCTATTTGCTATTCCAATATCAAAACCAACACCATTATAAATGTTATCTAACATGTATCGTACTTGGGCATTAATAGATGGTTGTAGCATATTTTTTCTTTTATAGTCTTCATATGCTCTCAAATGACCACCTTCAAATTGAAATAAACCTTGTCCCGGGCCGCCTCTTTGTTGTGTACGATAATCAAAGGTATCCCCTGTTTCAACAGCAACGTTACCTAATATACCTGCTATTGCTTCTTGTCTTAATGATGCAATATCGTCTTGACTATTTAAACTATTACGAACTAATTCTAATTTGGTTATTGAAGGCTTTTTTTTTATCTCAATTTTATCACCACCCTCTTGCATTTGTTGCGTAGGTTGCATTATATTTTGACCCACTTGTGTTTGTGTTAAAAATTTTGATGTTGGCATTTGTTCGGCAATACCCATAAAACCATTTTGTTGTTCATATGGATTTGGAATATTGCCTACTGCTCCCCCAAGCTGAGCCATAACAGGCTGTTGCATAGTAGGACTTTGCTGAGCCATCTGTTCTTGTTGTGCATCTAATTCCTTTACTTTTTCTTTTCCACGATTATTAATTTTTTCTAATCGGTCATAGCCAATTTGTTCTGCTAATACTTTTGGAATAATAACTTCGCCATTACTTACTAATGTATTAATTGCTTTATCTATATCTTCTGCTGTTTGACCAAAATCAAGTTTTATACCTTTACGTTGTAACTCAATTACAGCACTGTTAATCATTTTTTCTATATCGCCTCTGCCTGCTTGCATAACAGCCGGTGCATTAATAACAAAATCACCTTCATCTAAATTACGAGGTACATCATCAGCAACACCCGACATATCTTTTTGTGGTTCATTTACTAATTCTAAATTGTCTGCCGGTATAGGGCCACCTTCTTGTCGTAAAGTTAAATCTGGCCCAGTTCTTGGTGTTGGTGTTGGTATAAATCCACCGCCTGCGGGCCCTGTTGTTTGCCCAGTTTGAGGGTCTTGCGCTTGCTCAAATTTTATTCTTGATGGTTGTTCAACACCTGTATCTGTTGGTTGAGTTGGTGATGTTGTAGGAGCTTGTGTAGTCGCTTTAACTAAAACACCATCTAAATATTCATTACCTGCAGAGTCAATTGCTCGTCTACCCTTTATTTGAAAACCTAAATCTTTTAATGCTTTTTGTGCCGCTGTAGCTTTCCAATAATTATCACTACCGGCTTTCATTGCGTATCGCTGTGATGCAAATTTTAATATACTATCTTGATTAAAGAATCCTTCATTAACACCATCTTTGATAAATTTTTGTAAAGCGTCATGATGATTACCATCAAAATTTTTTCCGCCGTATGCATTGTATTTTAAAGCATACCCCGGATTAAAACTATCCGCTAAAACATAATTTAAAAATTGTGAGCCAGTTTTATTTGCTTTTCCCGCCCACTCGTATTCTTTTTTTAAAATTTCTTCACTAAATCCTTTTTCACCAAATTCTTTTAAAAACTCATTACGTTGTTTGTTTTGTTTTATACCATAGCCAATTAGTGGAATAAATGCTGTTACTGCTCCAAAAGGGCCACCTGTTACAGCTGACAGTAAAGGGCCCATTCCAGAAGTTTTTAATTCTTCTTTAAAACCAGAGATATCTAAACTTTTTAATTTGGGTGATGTAGTAGAAACATTTTGCGTGTAATTATCATAATTATTATTGTTTACATTATCAAATATTGTTCCTTTTGATTTTTGTGAGGCCATTAAAGGCGTTGCTGTTCCACTTGTAATAGCTTCAATATCTGTTACTGGTGTTCCACCAATCGTTGTTTCCATTTCACTTAGTAAATCTGCTTCTTGTGTACTAGGTGAAGTAACATCAGTTACTTCTGCTCCTGCCGGAGCACTTTCTAAAACAGTTTGTTTTTTTACTTCGTCTTCTTTACTTTTTTTTGATAAAGCTTCAACATTTGGTTTTACATCGTAAATCTTATCTTCATCTTTTTTTTCAATGCCAATAAAACCTTCCGGTATTGTTACTTCAAATGGATTGGTTGCCATTATTTCTCCCTATTATTTTTCTCAAAATCTTGTACGTTACTCTTCAGTTGAAGGAGCGTTTCCAGTAAAATTGCTCTCCCCTGATTGCGGAACATTTCCTGTTCCGATTGTGCCACCACCAACGCCCGATGCGTCTTGTGGGTTAGCGCCTGCAGGTATTCCTCCAGTGCCTCCCATGCCATCTTGTTGCTGACTAGGGCCTTGAGCTTGCTCGCTTGCTTGTTGTTGAACATTTAAACCTCTTAACATTTCTGCAAAAATTTGTGCGTCATTAATATCATTAACCAAACTGTCTGGGTCAATGTCTTGTGCAATTGCTAACTCCCTCATTAAATTTGGAATTTTAATAAATGGTGCTAACATAGGATTAGATACTGTTTGTAATAAAGTTGTTAAGCGTTGTGACCTAACTTCTTTTTGCATTACACTTGCAACACCATGTGGTTTAATTTCCAAATCACCAACAATATCTGGATTGTCTTCATCAAATTGCATATTCCATTGGAACATTGCTTCACCAAGTGGCTTTAATAAAAAGTCATCAATATTTTTCATTACTGTTTTTATTGATAAACTAGCACCACTAAGTAGCATTGATAATCCCGATGCTGTTCTACCCGTTCCTGCTACACCTGTTTGTCCATGCATAACAGACGGTATTCCTGTTTCTTCATCTGCAAGTTGTCTTGCTTGCATATACATTTGTAAGTTTTCACCGGCTGTATTTGGAAACTTCAAACCATTAATAGCTGTTCCTGTAACACCCGATTGTCGTCTAAATATTTTACCCGGAAATATATCCATACTCTGTCCCGGTACTAAAGATGCTTCATCAACATCAAAAACTAAATTACCTGCTAACGCTAAGTTATCTATTGCCATACGAACGTGGCCGTTCATTAGTAGTTGTGCATCTTCCATATTTTCTGGAACACCAACACCAAATAATTGATATGGATTTATTTCATATGGGATTGATTGATATGGTATTCTTTCTGGTGTAAATGGATTTAAAACTGCTCGTAAAACTTTTCCATTACATATCCACGCATTTATTTGAAATTGGTCTAACTCAGATGAATTAAGTGGTTCATCCATACCAATTTCACTTGCTAAATTTTTATCTAAAGTTCCCCAATACTCATAAACTTCATATCTATCCATTTCATAACTACCACTTTGATTATCATATGATTGGATAATATCTTCATAGTATTCTGTTGTGTAGTTTGCTCCCATTGCTAAACAATCAGCAATAGCATCACCGTCAAAATACGCATGATTAATTAAATCACGTAGTTGATTACGTGTAAATTTATGTCGTTGAATTACATAATTTGAATCATTTACTGATGTTGCATCTGGGTCTGGAAAAAAATCCCAACATGATACAGCTTCAATACGTGGAACTTCTTTTACATATGGTGCATACATTTTTTGTCCATCTATGTTATCCCAACGATGAACTGTTTTTGCATAGTTAAAGGGGCCTTTAACAATACCTGTTCCTAATAAAACAGATTCAAATATAGCATGACGCAATACATTAGTTGCATTTGTATCAAGCAATTGGTCATGGATTAATTTCTCCATACGTCTTGCTGTCTCTTGTGCAGGATGTATTTCTGGTTGATTTGGAATACGTGCTTTACCCGATTGTAAGTTTGCACCTGCGTATTCATCTGCTAAACCACCGAGATTAGCACCACCTTGCCTTGGTGTTGCTTCTGTTGCTCCCGGTTGTAATTCCATACCATCACCCGGAAAACCATAAGGTGATTTTAATTGTTCTTCACCCGGTACACCTAAGTGTGCTGTTTCATCTATTCCTTCTGGTAAAGGTGTCGATGTAATAGTTATTGGAAATTTTTTATTTGCAAATAAAACATCTACGATTTGACCATATGCGGCCAAAACTTTTGTCTTTGTTATTTTAACAAAAACTTTACTTTTTTCTGTACTACGAAATTGTGTTGATGAATCATAAATACCACGATAGTTTTTAAATGCTTTTAACCATCGTTGTTCATGAGTATACCTAGCATTTTTAGCTTCATTATATTTTTCAGTAATGTAACCAACAATACCCGGTGCATCTTCCGGTACTAATGTAGACGCTGTATCTTTTGCGTCATCTGCCATTGTTATTCCTTATTTTAGTAATCTTTGTCTTCGCTTGAATTTAGTATAGCAGAATCAACTTGTGCTTTGCCTTTTCCTTTTTTTCCTGCTTCTAAAATTAATGATTTATTTGGCTCATTAATTTCTGTAGAAAATTGAGGTTTCTCTTTTGCACCCGCCGCTTCACTTGCAGGGCTAAGATATCCTTGGCTTGGCATAGAGTTAACTATACTTGCATCAACTGGATTTTTTGCAGTTTTCATTTTTTACTCCTCTTAAAATTTAAATTAATAACCGAAAACATTATCTTCCGGTTGGTAAGCTTCGCGCTTTATTTGTTGTAGTATATCCGGAACTGTAGGTCTACTTGATTGCCTTGTCATTACCATATAACGCAATGCATCATAAGCATGGTCTTCAGCTTTTGTATCTACATCTTCTGGATTTGTTTTAGATGTTGGTATGTTACCAAGCGTTCTAATTAAATTAGTACACGTTTCAAATATGTAAATAGATGGTTTGCCATTATCAAGTGATAATCGGCGATGTATTTCCATTTTACCGGCAAGCCGGTTTCTATCGGAAGGTGTCCACCTTACACCGTTGCGTATCATTGTTTCAGCTATACTAAGGCCGTGCCCTGTTCTATTCCAACAGCTTGCATCTAATACAAATGTTGATGGTTGTTTATCATCACGTTCAAATTGTACAATTAGACGGGCTAGAGCTTCACCAGTATATTGTTTTCCGTATAACTCTCTGTATATTATTAGATTACCATCCCAATCAACAGCGCCCCACAATACACAAGAGGGTGAAGTAAATCCATAGTCAGCCGCTCGTATGCGTTGCCATGACGGTGATAGCTCAAAAGGTTTAACAACATGTAGTGACCTTTCAAATTCTGGAAACGCCGCTCCTTCTGCAACATCCCAATCACCTTCTAGTAATCTTTTACGTTCTATTTCTGGTAATGAACGTAGCATTGCCTCATACTGGCCATCATTCATTAGATAGGGGTTATCTGTTAAACGAGCCGGTATAAATTTACGGAAGAATAATGGTTGACCAGATTTTTCATGTTCTGTTGGCCAACGATAAACCTCTTTCGTTTCCATGTCCTGTGCCGCAAAGGCAATATCGGGAGGAGCAGGGTCAATATACATTTTCTTAACCCACCATCCTCCAACACCACCGGGGTTAGCTGTACATCGCATGTACGCTTTTATGCTTGGGTTGGTTGTTCTTAGACGTGAACGTAAATATTCCCATACATATGGGGTTGGGTAGTGTGTTATTTCGTCAACACCAATCCATGTAAAGGATTGTCCTTGATATCGTGTAACGTCTGTGTCTTTATCCAAGTAAGAAAACCATGCAGTTGCTCCACTAGGAAACACCCACATTGATTTTGCTTCTTTGAATACTGCCCCCGGAAATGCTTTTGGATATATTTGTTTACTTTTATCAATTAACTCTGTTAATTCATTTAAAGTACGTCTGAGGAGTAATGCACGATGGTCTGGTATATCCGCATAACGTAGTAAATCAACTAGTAGGGCGTATGATTTACCTCCGCCTGCCGCTCCACCGTATAAAACATCACGTTCTGGTGCGGCTAGGAAATCTGTTTGTGGCCCTTCGTTTGGTTTAAAGATAACATTGCTATTATCTATCTCTTCACGAACAGCCTTTGGTGCTTTTTGTATGTCTTCTTCTGTTAAAACAGCAGGTTTCTTACCTGTAAGTGTACCTTCTATCTTTTTTAGGTTATTTTCAGCATTTCTAGCCTTATCTCGGTAGGTTTTTAGCTGTTTTTTCTTTCTTTCTGCTGTTTTCTTAGCTTCTCTAATCTTTTTCTGAGCCGCTATCTTTGCTTTTTGAGCAGAACTGTAGTTATACTGCCTTTTCGGCTTTGGTAGAGGTATATCATTCACCTTATAACCCGTAGTTACTTGGCGTTCTTACCTTTCCCCCGTATTTCTTTTGCAATTTCATTGCATTTTCTATGGCTTTGCCACGCTTTTTCTCATATCCAGATAGCTTACCATCTTTATTTAGGTCAGCTTTGCTTGGGTTTGCTAATTTATTGCTATTGCTCATTTAAAACCTTCTTTCGTAAACCTTGGGCACTAATAGGCCGTTTTGTTGTTGCGGATAACCAACTAGCAACTTCCCTATAAGAGCAAGTTTGAAGATACTGTTTAGCTTTTTGATATGCCTCAAGCTCTTGCTCGATGGGTAGAAGCGTCTTCCCATCATTGCTAAGCTCGTATCCGAAGGGTATAGTAGATGTTTTTCTGGTATCGTGTCCATTATTCATCGCTATGTTCTATTGTCTCTTCTTTTTTGCTTGGTAGTAATACAACACCATGCATAACTTGTACATTATGGTCTATGGCTTCATTAGAGCCAATACCAATTCTGTTTAATAAACTTTCTGCGGCTTTGAGCCTTAAATCCCCTTTAGGGGTTGTTCCATCTTCATCTAGGGTAGAAACTAACCTACTAGCGGCTTTTGGGCCATTAAGGGCTAGTTCTTGTTTGGTACGGTCTATTATCTCATCCCGTACTGATTCTACTAACCATTTGCGTGAGCCTTCGCTATATCCCGCTACTTTTATAGCTTGAGATATGCTACCGCCATTACGCATTAATTCATCAATGAAGATAGATTGCTTTTCAGTAAGCTCTTTCTTTTGTTTCTTTGATTGTGCTAGTAAGTTTGATATCATGATAACCCGCGGGTTTTGTATGCACCACTAATTCTCTTTTATTAAATAATAGGTTTGTGGAATTGTGTGCAATTATTTAATTACAATATATTATATTATATCCCGTATTTACTAGTTGTCAACCTTTTTCTATAAAAAAATTATTTTTTTCTTGACAGATTTGGATTTGGGTGTATAATATATAAGTTACCCCTACCCGGGGGCTTTACACCTATACCCTAGGGGGTATATTAGGGGTTAGCCGACCAATTATTACTAGGGGGGTTATTGGGGGGATTACCGGGGCATAGCCGACCAATCTAGTTTACACCCCCATTTTCCTAATTTATTTTCTTACTGGCATACAAGCATATGTACCACCCCCCGTGGCCCTAGTATACTATATCTAGTATATTTATATATATTTATCTATATCTAGTACCCTCCTATTAATGACATATTCCCCCGGGTAAATACCCTAAAATATAGCCTATAATATAATTTAGGTTATATTCCCTAATTCTTATTACTAGGGGCAAGGCCCCGGGATTATTATTTAG